ATTGCGGTGTGCAGGCTGGCAGCTTGGATATTTTTTGCAGGCGCGTTCATGCCCATTCCTTCCATTGCTTATCAAAAGCCGCGCAGATTGATGCGAACCAGCGGGCGATCATGCTGCTGAACCGTTCTCATCGAACCACTCGTCAACAGCGCCCTCGCATTCCTCGCGGGTTCGGCCCCAGGCTGATTGACCATTGCCAACCCAGCCATCTTCCTCGCCTTCCCATGATGCGTCGAAGTCAGGGCTGACGGCCTGCCAGCCAATGTATGCCGGTTCGATAGACCAGCCTCGGTAAGTGTCAGTCATGCTGCAATGTCCTGTTCTGCAATGTGGCAAAGGAAGTCGCACGAAGGGGACACCGGGTTAAGCGTCGGCCAATCGGCGGGGATTTCATCAATGAAAATGCGCTCGTCTTTGATCCGCGCCAGCCTTGCGCCAAGCTTGCGAGACAGGTCGGCCATGCGGTTAAACTGCTCTGGAAAGTGCAAGCGAATTGCAGACCAGTAGTTAGGGCTGGTCGCCTTTGGGCAGGGGATGCAGTTGTTGTTGCTAAAACCAAAGCCATACATGACCGGCAGTTTGATCCCCGCGCCCTCAATCATTGCAAGGCAGGCCAGCTTATCCAAGCCGCGCTCAATCAGCGGCGCGCGGGTGATAAGATCGGGCCAGCGCTGCTTCAGCCGCTCATAGCGCTCCACATCTTCGCGGTCGGCGGTGTAGCCGAAAATATGCAGATCATCCGGGCGCTGAAATTGCTCACGCGGTCGTCGCTTCAATGCTCCTGTGCAGGGCGCACCCTCAATCCCGCTGATATACTTGCGCTGCTCCCAAACGTCCCAGGTGTCGAGGTATTCGGTATTTGAGAGCCGCAAGACCGGCGCATTGAACCAGCGCACACAGTCAGCCATGAACCGCTCGTTGTCGGGGTGCTCTGCGTTTGTCTCACAATAGGCAATGATCGCATCGGGGAACTCGCGCAGCGTCAGGCGGCAAGCGACGGCACTGGCGGCACCCGCGCCGAACCAGGCAATAGTGCGGCTCATACCGGCACCTCCACGCTAAACAGGACAGCCAACACCACGGCCAGCAGTGCGAGAGCGGCAAACCAGCTTTCCCAATGGGCGGGGCGAGTCACAGCGTTTCTCCCAAAGCATCGGGTTGCCGGTGCGAAGTTGTGCAAGTGCGGTCCTAACGCGGCCCTCAAGCAGCCCGTGTGCATGGGCGCGGTCAAACAGGACCGGATCGGATGCGCGAATGTCGGTGAGCGCGGCCACGGCGGATTCGTGGCAAGCTGCGATGGTGCGGAGGGACTTCACAGCGCCACACTCCGGTTAAGCAAGCGGGTCGCCTCTGCGCCGGTCGGGTATGCAACCAGATCGCTTTCGTCGGTCGGGTGGGTGTTGGCCGCGTCAATCAGGCGCTGGCATTCTTCGCCGTAGTCATTGAAGGCGGTGAGCAGGCTGTCGGCAGCTTCGGCGAACTTGGTGTCGCCAAACCGATGCGCCAGCTTAAGCATCTCTTCCAGATTGCGCCCTGCGGCAATCAGGTAAGGCTCGTAGCAGTTGCCGGTTGCGGTGATGGGCATTTGTCGTGCTCCCTTTGTGTGAGAGCACGTTTAGATTGCTTAAACAGGGATTGCAAGCAGAAAGTTTAGCCTAGCGAAACTTTTGCGCTTGCATGGCGGGTTTAGATAGGCTAAACCAATGGGCATGGAACTGGAAGCATACCTTTCGCGCCCGAATGCCATCTCGCTAACCAAACTGGCGGCTGAGATTGGCATCAGTAAGGGTCGGCTCTCTCAATTGAACAAGCCGGGTGCCGAGTGGCCACCTGAGCTGGCGTTGCGCGCGGAGGAAGTGACGGGCGGCGAATTGTCCGCATCGGCGCTTTGCAGCGTGATTGCACGGGCGAGGGCCGCATGACGCTCCCCGAATGGTTCCTTGCCATCTGCCTCGGCTGCTTCCTGCTGTTCGTTCTGCTGTGCCTCCGCGCGCCGGTTGGCTTTGAGGACGACGACACCGGCTACCATGACGGGGAGCGTGATTAGATGCCCCCGCAACTGACCGATGGCGAGGGCGGTGCCACGGCGCACGGGATCGTTGCCCATGACGCCGCGCCGCTGCGCGAACTGGCAGAGGCTCTAGCAGCCCTGACGCAATCGCACACGCCAAAGGCCCGCTTTGACAGCCTGCCGACCCTGAAGGCCGCTGCCGAAACGCTGGATGGCTACATTCTGTCGCTTGAGCGGTGGAGGCTTGCCGCATGATTTACGGTTCCGTCTGTTCTGGCATCGAGGCTGCGACCGTTGCTTGGCATCCGCTTGGCTGGAAGCCCGCTTTCTTTAGCGAGATTGAGTCGTTCCCCCGCGCCGTGCTGGCGCACCACTATCCCGAAACGCCGCTTCATGGCGACTTCACCACGATTGGAGCCGATCAATATGGGCCAATTGACCTTCTTGTCGGCGGAACCCCCTGTCAGTCCTTCAGCATCGCAGGATTGCGAGGCGGTCTGGATGATGAGCGCGGCAACCTGGCCCTTGAGTTTCTTAGGCTTGCTCAACGAACGCGGGCCAAGTGGCTGGTTTGGGAGAACGTCCCCGGCGTCCTGTCATCAAACGGAGGACGGGACTTTGGTGCCATTCTCGGGGGCATGGTCGAACTCGGGTATGGGTTCGCCTACAGAGTGCTTGACGCTCAGTTCTTTGGAGTTCCACAGCGCCGCCGCCGCGTGTTCGTTGTCGGGCATCTTGGAAGCTGGCAACGTGCCGCAGCGGTTCTTTTTGAGCGCCACAGCCTGTCGGGGCATTCTGCGCCGCGCAGAGAAGCGGGGCAAGGCGTTGCCGGAACGCTTGAAAGCCGCGCTTCAGGCGGTGGCGGAGGGCCTGGGGCTGGAACGGACGGCGCTGCCGCCGGGTATTTGCAGCCAGTAGATTGGCCCGCCGACATTGCCCCAACCCTAAACGCTGCATTTGGCT